AAGTAGCGGATGTGTAATAGAGTCGAGACTGGCCCTGTGGATAACTAGTGAACGCAGTGGTCTGGGTGAAACTGGCTGGAGTAAGGTTACTAAGATTAGCAGCCTGCTGCCATGCACCCCAACCAGACGAATCTCCCCCTCGAAACCACATTTCTGGAGTAGTGGTTGAGGAGTGCGTTCGAATGTAGTGCTGCGATGCGGAACCATCGGTTCGCTTGTACGTTCGAATCGTACCAGCCTTCGACGTACCAAAGCCCCAGTTGGCAGTTGTCCCCTGTGACGTAGTGAACGACAGAAATGACTGGCCGGTTGGATAGGAGGTAATCGGAGTTGTGTCGGAGAAAAGCGTAGGATCCAGTACTTGAGTCGCTTCTCTGGCAACAATTCCAGCGGGAGTTACAGCTCGAACAGCGTCTGTTCCGGTAATCGTTTCTGCCGAAGTAGCAAGTTCGACGACTCCAGCCTGCCCAGTAGTTGCCGAGAGAACTACACCAGCGTCGATCTGGGTTCCATCGTACTTGGTGAGGATAAGATGGCTGGCCGAATCGAACGCCCCGCTGACAACCGTTTCGTCTCGGATGGCCGCCATGGCGGCAGCAGTCATGCCCGTAATGGTAGCCATACGACCACCTTTCTATTCTGAGCTCAGAGTATATGTATCTTCGTCGATGAAGATCGCAGTGGACGCAGTAATCTCGAAGGTTTCTTCGTCGAGCATACGGATCACATCAAATGGAGCAGTCGCAGTCCAAGTACCATCACCATTGTCGATCACCGTGAGCAAGGATATAGTGTCGTAAACAGAAATCAACTCATCAAGAGTCGGAATTCTGGCTGAATCCTCGTCAGTTCCATAAAGAATATCTTCGATTTTCGAAAGAACTGAGGGGTCGGTGGTTCGAGAATCGATAACGACGTGCGAAGTTGGTTTATAACCTTCCATTGTAGGCGGCTTACATGCGATCTTCCAACTGAAATCGTTGGGATTGGTCGAATCCTTTAGAGTTTCGTTCGACCTTTCAGAAGGAGATGCCAGAGCGTTATAAATGATGTGGAGTTTGTACCCGAAAGACTCTGTGTGATCGTTTCCGATCAGGGTTCGATACGAAAGACTGAACGTTTTTCTTCTCTGATGAGTAAGGAAAAGTCCGCCTCGCGGTTCCACACTTCCGTTGCATTGAGCGAACTCGTCTGGGTAAGTAAAAGCCGTTATAGTCCCTTCAAATTCCTCCGGGGAAGAAACGGTCAGATACTTTACACCATCGATATAGAAGGACTTGGAATCCCCACCGGAAGGACTCTCGGTTACTGAAGTCAACCCATTCCAAGGGACACCGGAATATCCGTCGACGTACAGAACTCCACGGTCAACGCCTGCTTCGTAAAAGTGCGAACCGACAGCATTCCAATCAAGCCTCGCCATGGTTAATTCCGCCTCTCATCCAGAAGTGCCCAACTGAGCCCGACGTTGTGCATTCAGAGAGCGCTGTTGCTGGGCGACCTCAGCTCTGGTCATCTTCTTCTGAGGTCGGTTCTTCTCGCTGAATACCTTGATGAGGGTGAACAGGCGATTCAGATGCCAGTTTTCACATTCTTTGGGTATACCGGCCGAGAACATCCAGTAATAAATTAGTTCGGCAGTTATGATTTCTCGGCTTGTCCTCTGAGCTTGAGTTTCTCTGAACCAAGTGGCCGTCATCTTGGCTCCGATGTAGTCGTTTATTGCCTTGACGTTGTCTTCAGAAAGCCTTAGGAAAACCGCCGAGGGTACTTCTTTCGTGAGAGTCATTGCTTTTATGTACCAGAGAACTTCTTCCGATGTCTTGTCTTCAGTACTCAGAAAGGGTTTCTCAAACTTTGACTCCCATTTTGACAAGGAGACCAGAGAGTGCTCCAGTTCAAGTTTAAAACTATCAACAACTACGAATTCTTTCGTCTCTTGGTTGAAGCCTTCTGACATCGGAACTTCGATTTCGAGCACTCTCTGGCCTCCTTTCCGCAGAGGTATCGACTACGAGTAGGTGATGGTCCAGTCGTTATCAGCGTTGTCCGGGAACTGGTACCCGGCTGACGGCTGAGCCTCGACGAAGGTATCCTGAGTGATGGGACCGTACGGTCCGGAAGGAACGAGCTCTCCGCCGATGTAGTAGTTGACGCCCGTGATCGACGGAATAGTAATGATGTCCGTCGAAGCGTTGTAGGTGGGCTGGGTCGGAGTCACTGTGGTCACAGTTCCCGAGAAGAACGAGATAACCTCGCTGGGAGTGGGAAGTCGGGCATCCTGACCAACAGTGCCGTAAAGAGCATCCTCAAGGTTTCCCAGAGCAGCGGCGTCCACCTTGGTGGAGTCGATGACCATGCTGGCCGTCGGCTTGTAGGTGACTCCGCCGATGGTACCGACATCGATAGGGGTAGTGGTGAACTCCCAGCTGAAAGACATGGCTTCCGGAGAGTCGTTGACAGTCGCGTAGGCCTTCTCGGACGGGGCTGCAAGAGCGTTGTAAACGAGATGCAGCTTGTATCCGTAGTCGTTTCCTGCTACATCGTTGCCGATCTTGGTCCGGTAGCACAGACCGAAAGTCTTGCGTGACTGCTGCCCCATGCTCACGCCAGCCTGAGGCGTGACCGTTCCGTCGCACTGAGCGAATTCATCCGGATAAGTAAAAGCTTCGATGGTACCTCCGAACTCCTCGACCGACAGAAGATTGAGGTACTTGATGTTGTCCGCGTACTGGGGGTTGGACTCGGCGCCGGAAGGCGACTCAGTGAGAGTCGTAAGACCATTCCAGGCGTAACCGCTGTCATAGACGCCGGAGTTGTTCGGTATGTACAGAACTCCTCGATCGACACCGGTCTCGTAGAGTCGTTCTCCGGTCTGATCCCAAGCGAGCTTGGTCATGCTTGACTTCCTCTCAGAAGTACAGGTTGAAAACGTAATGGTGGAGGTTGTCCGCCGTGAATACCCGGTTGAGATTCGAAAATGGCAACTGAGCTATACTATCAGGAGTCCGACTATCCGGATTCCGATCAATATACGTCACCTGATATCGCTTGGTGCGACTGTAGGGGCGATTGCCAGCGAACTCGGTTTTCGCGTTGTCATGGGCGTAGACAATGCAAGGATAAACTATCTGCAAATTAGAGGGAGGCTGGAAATATACGCTGTTGCTTCCCAGCACTCCCTCCAAGAGTGTCTGAAGCTCAAGACGTTTGGGGTCTGGGGCCATTGTAGACACCCCCTAGCCTCAAGAGTATCCGGGGCTTCTGCACTTCGACTTCAGAAACAGTCCACAGAGCCCCGGACCACTCGACATAGCGAATGTTGAAGAAATGCCCGTTGGCGTACTCATCCGCAACAATACTGATTGAGTTACTCACCGAGAGGTCATTGTTGACGCTCTCACCTTCCCTGAATTTCAACGAATTCCGGACCACATCTCCAAAATATGAGATTTCTGTGATCTGATCTTCGTACACACCAGGGGAGGTTTCTACAGTTACACCGTATCCCACCTTTCCAGAAAAGCGTGTCATGGTTTCGAGGTGCCTTTATCAGGCGGCCGGACGCTTGAACGCCCAGGAGTCTTCCTGGTTGTTGGCGAAGTAGTACCCAGATGCCGGAACCGCGTAGACGGTGAACGTCTCGCCCGGGTCCAGAGCGGCCTGGGCGCCAGCGGTCAGAGTGGCACCCCCGCTGTCCTTGTAGACCACACCGGTGACGTTCGGGATCGTGATAACACCCGTGGTCGCGTTGAATGCGGGCTTGGTCGGCTTCACGAGGACATCAGACGCGGCAGTCTTCTTGATGATGAGAGCCGTCTTCGGCTTGATGAGGGCACCCGACATACGGGTCTCCAGAAGATACTTCTGCTGGTTGTAGTCGATGTCGAAGTCGTCGAACATCGTAAGCTCGCCGCCGCGATCGGTACCGATGTTGTAATCGTCCAGATTGACGATGATTCCGACCAGGTCGGATATCTCCTTCATCGGCTCAACAGTGACGACAGAGGACACGCCGAGCGCATCGGCAACCTCCTGCTTGTTGGCGTAGTATCGCCGACCCATCTCGTCACGGGCCTTCATGAACTTGTTGAGCTCAGGGATGGTCGTGAAGAAAGTCGGAGTTCCGGTTCCCTTGTAGAACTCCATACCGTCCATGACCGCATCCACAACCTCCTCGTAAGAGGAATTCGTGTCATCGACGTTCACGTTCACCTGGGTGACGAAGACCTCGTGGTCATTGAGGATCGACCGGATGCCGATACCATCCGTGGCGCCCAGAGGGTCCTTGACCTTGTCAACTGCGTCAGCGGCTCGACCATCCCCGATGAGGATTGCACGGGCGATCTCTTCCTCGGTCATGAGCCGCATCTCGGCCTTGAGGAATGCAACGATGTCGAAGTCCGTGATATCAAGCATGTCATCACGGTCGAGCTTCTGCTTCTTGTAGATCGTGGTCGGGGAAGTGGTTCGCTTAGTGACACTGATCCACTCTTCGAGCTTGTAGTTGCCCTTGATGTAACCCTTGGCGCGAGCCTCATCCTGCGTCAGATCCGCAGTGAAAGTCTTGATCCGGGAGAACGGAGTGTGCCGAGTACCATTGAGGACACTGGAAACCCACTCAGTACGACGCTTCTCCAACTCGATGGTGCCCGTAGCCATCTTGGCATCCGGGAACAGAACATCGATACTTTCAATACCATGCTGAAGGTTGTTGACGTAGTTCTCGGCTGCTTCCTTCAGCGAGCCGCACTTCACAGCGTCAGCAAAAATACCCTTCATGTCTTCGTGACTGAGGACGTTCTTGTTGCCGTCCTTGGTGTCGTCGTTCTGGTCGAACACGTTGCGAGCCATGTCGTCGGCTCCTTCCTTGTGGATGAGATCGCCCTCGGCGGAGTTGTCGGAATGCTGAGCCTCGTCCGTGGCGTTGTCGACGGCTTCTCCGACCAGGAAATACATGACGTTCTTCTGAACATCAGTCATGCTGTCGATGACGTCCTGAATCGTCTGATTCTGATCGTCAGCGTGTTCCAGGTTGTCATCCTCAGTCTCTACCAGATCGGACTCGGCATCAACCTTGTCGAGGGCATGCTCAAGCTCTTCATCGGTGTAGAGAATTGCTTCATCCTCAAGCTCGTCGAGGGAACCGTCGCTGTGCTTGATGTTGATGAAGTCGATAACAGCGCCAGGATTGGCACCAGCAAGAACCAGACTGACCTCACGAATGATGCCGTGAGTTACCTTCTTTGCCGTTTCCTGGAGC